CCCAAGTTCACATTCAACTGTTATAAAGGATTTTGACGGATAGACAGCCCACTTACCTTTTGTAAAATTAGCCATTAGTTAAACCCCCCCTTGTACATATTCCTTATGAGCTTCCCACCCATAACGGAAGTAATCTTCATCAGTAATACGTTGACCTGTGTAAGCATAGCGTTTCTGTTCTTCTTTATCTAGTTCACATAGGGAACCTATGATAGCTTCATCTTCTGTCTGGAGTCTATAGAATGTTTTATCTTGGTGTGTGAATGGGTTGACACTCCCAGCTTCTATGTACCTTCCCCCTTCGCGGTAATACACTTTACCCCCATCACGTAATGCTTCTGCAAATCCATTAGCATCTACTATTTGTTTCATCAACAATACTCCTGTTCTTCAAATAATCTATCTCTACGTGATTCTTCATGTGCTTCAATATCTACTTCATCTAAACACTTCTCACACCAACTCCCGTCTGGGGTGTAATCACCACAATCAGGGCAGGAGTACTCATTTATAGGTTCTTGCATTTATTCTCTCCTAATAGTTCACTAATCTCATGTGCCAAACTAACAACGCCATCAGCACACTCTATTTCATTCTTAGATTCAAGTATAATGCCATTAATCTGAGATAGTAAGGAAATCATCTTTTCACTCCTTACCTCCATCTTCCCAGCCTTACGGATAAACTCATCCATTGTCTTAAGCTGTATATACCTACCAGCAAATAAGCATAAACCAATTACAAGGATTAAGCTAATTAATTCACTCATCTCCTATTTACTCCTCATTCTAATTAATCTACCAATATATTTCCATCCACTATACACCATATACCCTACCATTGTCAATGTAATAGTCATCATTAATGTAATCCAAATTACAGGCCACAATATCATACAAAGTAATGTTGTGATGTTGTATGCTGCTCTAGAGAGGTCTGAGAACATAGAAATCATTGATAGGGTGAACCCTGTGACGAACATCCCACAGATGTATGTTATAATTAATATTGTTAACATGTTTTATTCTCCTTTATTTTAATAAACAAAAAGGCAGAATCCCTTTCTGTACGTTTACATTCTAAGATGTACTATACATGAGAGATTCCGCCTTGTCAATGTTTAATTATTAAAAATAATTTCCACACTCTGTTACTTCAAACCAAACACTCAGCCCAATATCACCATCTGGGAACATCTCAGCATCTGCTGTAAACCCGCCACTACTAACCTTACTACGTTTCCCTGTATTAATGCATTCTGTCACAGCTTTAATACAACGTCCCACAGCAGCCTCAAACAACTCAGTCTGTTCTGGGGGTCGTGGGTCAAACTGCCATGTCCAGTTTAATGCAATCATTGTTTCTCTAATACTGTGGAAGTCCAATCCACTCACCACTTTAATCACAGCTAATTTAATCTCTGTTGGTGACATATCTTTTGTAATGTTTAATTTTTGCATATCCTCTCCTCTTATTTAATTTCTAATTACCCTTAAACATCTCTCCAAGGTCTTTCCAATTATTATACGTTATATAATGTTGTCGAGCTTCCTCACATTGTGTATATGGTGTGTGAAACTTAATACACAATGTTTTATTACCCATTTGGTTTAGGAATACATTACGATCATCCAAACATACATCAGCGCGTACAAACCCCTTACTCTTTGTACTAATGAAATGGAAATCTTCATCAGCAATAAAACTAAGACTATGTTTTAAGAATTTAATCTTAGAGTCTGTATGGTTCTGGAAACAGTACGAGACAAACACAAGCTCATGTCCATCCATATACCAATTCATTATAACTTCTTTTGCATACTTTAGCAACTTAGCATCCTCATATAAATCATACTGTCTCCAGAAGTCAAAGCCATCAATGTCCATAGGAAGCTCGTAATAGCGTGTAATATTATAATCAACACGTTCATGTTGTAAGTCTTTATTGTATCGCTTCTCATCGAATGAGAGTGATTGTGCTAATAACCATGAGTGCCATTTGGGTATGATGTTTGTTAACACTAAGTCTACATCTATAGCTATGGTTCGTTGTCTAGTCATTAAACATCCCCTCCATACTTAAATCCTCAGTGACCATACCATATATAGCATCAGCATAATATTCAAGTTGTTTTAAGCTTCCATTGTTATCTACTGTGTAGTCCGCCATGTCCTCAGTAACTTCGCATGATGATAGTGGCTCTTTGAATGAAATACGCTTACTGGCATCTACCCAGAATATATGTGTAAAAACTCCTTGCTCTTTACAAGCATCAAGCTCACGCTTAGAACGCATCCCTGTGTAGATATCGCAATCTATCATAATCAACTTAGCCAATCGTGCTGGGTCATCCTTGTTGAAGTCACTAATCAATTGGAACAACTCGTCACGATGATTATGTCGCTTCTCATAACATTCTTCTAATGTTTTGTATCCATACTTCTCTTTAAATATATCAAAGATAAATATCTTAAATGCCATGTACGAAGATGGCATAGATGTTAATCCATATTTCTCTTGTAGTATTTCTGCAAGACAATCCTTACCGCTTTGAGACGTAGATATCAGAAGTATATTTGCTTTCTTTCCCATCTAACACTCCTCACCAAGTAAATAATTTAATGTTTCCCACACTTCTTCTTTATCTGTCATCTCAATTAAATGTACTAACACTGTTGCTACAGATGATTCTACAAAGCTACAATAGAGTTCTTCTAATTTGTCTTCACTTATACCAGTACATACAGACTCATTTAAAAACTTTAATGTCTCAACTTCAGCGCTACTTAACTTATCACGTATAGCCATCTAATCCTCCCATCCTGTACGTTTAATAATATCTGCAAATGCAATTGGTTTATATTCTGTGTGTTCAACACAAGCGTTAAAGTATCGTGAGTCATCAACTACCTTCTGATGTAAATGCCCATGAATGATACCAACCTTACCACGAATCTCTTGTGGGTGTATTGGACAATGAGTGAACCAAATATTACGCTTACTCATCAATCCTTCTACACTATCAAACACATTACATAAATCCACCATCTTATGATGTTCTGTATCGTGATTCCCAACAATTAATTTCTTATGTCTACAACGTAACTCTCCAATCTTACCTAACCAATAATCATCAAAGGCAATATCTCCTAGAAAATACACTGTGTCAGCTTTCTTTACATTTGTACATAACTGCTCATAAATAAATTCATGATGTTCTTCAGCAGTAGAAAACTGTGTCCTATATTTGTGTATGTTCCTATGCCCAAGGTGTAAATCAGATGTAATTAATAACCTACTCATCTAATCCTCCTTAATATTAACAGTAATACCTTTGACAATCTCTGGCATAATCAAACCGAGACTTTCTATATGTTCTTTTACTACCTGATAGTTATACATAAAGTTACTTACAAAGCCAGTATTATCCAATGCAATAAACACGGGTTCGGTGCGGCCACTATCTTCAACCTTTCTACTCCATTGTTCTTTAAGTTCAGCACAAACCTCATTGACTTGATCTTGTGTCAGCTCTCCCATCCTAATCCCCCTCATTCCAATATTCCAAATCACTCTTAATCCACTCTTCCAAACTAACCCCTGCCATACTAGCACATTCTGCATAGAATGTGATTGTTGCTTTATCCATTTGTTCAATTGACATATTTGTTACCCTCCAACTCATTTAAAAACATTACTTTGAAATCTGCTTGAATCTCCTCTTGATTCATATCAAAACCTTCACCAAAGAGTAATTCTTCAATCTGGTTTAGTTTATAACCAGACCTCCAGTATTGTTTCAGTAAACCATATAATTTAGTGTCCATATATCTCCCTCCTCCGATGGGTATACACGAATGTGTATATTATCGTATTGCAGCTTTAATCACTGTTCTGATTTTATATTTACCATGTCCATATTCACCATCAACCCATCCCTGTGCATCACTTCTACTGCGACTCTTAATAAACACGAAGTTGTCCATAGCATCCCTAATATAAAACTTACTAGGTGCTCTGAACTCATCTGATTCAAACTCGGATGCGCTCACTGTAACATGTTCAATTTCTTTAGTCAATGTATTTCTCCTGTTTAGTTATAAATTCTGAATATATCTTGCCATATCTGCAACAACACATACCTTCTCGACACCTTTAGCCCAGTCATCATTGTCTTCAGACTCATCTATAACTTCTTCTACAGTTTTATCATAACCAATACCCATACCGAAGTCAATACCACCACCTAAGTAGGTTACACGATTACTTTTATATATCCCAGTGAATGTCCACATAACGTTATCATCATTGTCATAACAGTTCCATCGGATGACATCACCTAACTTTGCTAATGTGCCATCTTTAAGTTTTAATTCTACAATCTCTGCTCCATAGAAGTCCTTCATATCAATAATTCCCCCTCTGGTCTTTATCATATTCATATAATGAATCATATAACATCTCAGACAAATGTGGATTATCTAATATCTCACTAATATCTGTCCCTTCCATCCATACACGTAATATATCCCCATCTTGATATTCAATCTTCATATCAATTGGTTCCCCTGCCAATGTACTCCAAGGGAATTGGTAGTGTTGCATCATTGTTTATTGTCCTCCTTTATTTCTTTAACTTTCTGGTGATATAACTCCATAAAATCTTCAAGGGTCGTAAACTTATAATGGCTACCATTGTGTGACGTCATGCCTCTGGATAACAAGATTTCATCACATTGGGTTTTGTACTCATTTTGTTCCTTTAGTTCACTGCTAATAAAGAGTGTGTATTTACCGTCAGCAGGAGCTTTCCATTTGAAATTACCATTTACCACCTCAACCTTATTAACCGAACACTCCGAATAAAAGGTAACATGCGTGGCATCTTCTATTAATGTAAATCCATTGTAAATCATGCCTTCTAACATGTAGACAATATGTTTACGTTCATATGCATTCATTAATCCTCCTAGCCCACCTTCGGAGAAGCGTGGGCATGTTGTTATTCATTTCTTTATTCTACATCAGTCTCAGTAAGCATGTCAATCAATTGTTTCTTGGTTAGCTTGTTTAAGTCTTCTTTGACCAGTGGTGGGATTGGTGTATGTTCTAATGAGAATAGTTGCATCTCACCTCCTGAGAATATATCCCGCTTACAAGCCACACGGATAGCTTCTTCAATATCACAACCAGTGTCTAGTGCACAGAGTGCGTACTGCTTACCGCTGCCTATCGCGGCACACTCCCCGCTTATAGGGAATACAGAGTTAGTGCCATAAAACTCATATATCTCGCCAGTATCATATAAGACAAGGGCAATAAAGTCCTTCTCCACCATATCCTCTGGCATGAGGATATCTAGGAACGGGAATGCCTCTGATGCTGCTTGGTGTTCCAGTTGGGTTGTGAACCAATCTTGGAATTTCAGACTACTCAATGCTGAACCAGCACAACCTACCAGACAACCCCCTATTCGTTTTATTTTAACATAATCATCAGACTCGATAAAATCACCGCTGGTGCAACGTGAGTCCGATGCCATTTCTAAACCTTTAACTACGATTGTTGTCATATATTCTCCTTGTTATAATCCGTGTGTTGGTGAGTATTGGGCACCTAGGTCATTCATCCTATGTATCATTAATTCCCTACATTCACAAGCCATGAAGAATGCTAATTCGTCTCCTAGTTTTTCTACGTTAAATGCTTTAGCACGGGATTTCCCTGTGGTAATATCATACCAAGTTGTGATATAGGAAACGTTATTATACCTGACACCGTTTACACCAGTCTTATTATCTGACCTAATACCTTGATTAGAGGCTTGTTGGTGGTCTGTAGCCCATCTCATATTACCTTTAAAATAACCTATAGTATTATCTACCCTGTCTATTGAGTACTTTTTCCCATCATTTGGGGGTTCACCTACATACTCCATAAAGGCAACAGCATCATTTATAAACTCATCCCCCATCCCAAACTTGTTATATGTGGGATAGTCTGCGTTGTTTTTATTGTAACACCTGCTTTTTATCCTTTTCCAAGTAGAATATGCCTTGCTTTTACCACCAGACTTGCCATGTGTGCTGTTGCGGAGCATTGCCCTAATCTTTCCGCATGGTTTACACATAGGGTATTCAGTACTTTTTATATCAGAGACATTGGCAACCCTATTATTACCGCAGTCACACACAAACTCCCACAATATCTTATTACCTACACCTCTAACATGGTTCCTACCCACAGCGGTTAGACTTCCAAACCGTTCTCCAGTATAATCTCTTATAACTCCCATATTACCCCCTAATTTAGTAAGCTTCTTTCTTTAGCCTTGACAACCATCTTACAGAAACCCGAACGGACAATATCATCACTTGTTGCATGTACAACTTCAACAAATTCTTCTAATTCTGGGTTGTCATATATAAAATCCTCTAACCAATCTAGTCCATTTTGACCCTTAATGTCACTCTGTGTAGAATCACCAAGTAGTATCAATTTTCCCTCACCTAGGCGGGTTAGGATTGTGTACATTTCATCGGGGGTTGTACCTTGTGCCTCATCCACAACAATTAATCCATCAAAGCTTTTACCACGTAGGTACTCCAAAGGTATTAACTCAATAGTCCCATTGTTTACGCAGTTGTCATAGAAGTTGAAACCATAGCGCTCTTTAATTACATCAATTAGTGGCATCAGATATGGCTCATACTTCTGACGTAAATCCCCTTTTAGCAAACCTAGTGTTTTACCCATACCAACACTAGGTCGGGCAATAGTGATTTTATCAAATATACCTTTCTTCAACCAATCAGTGCATTCACTCATTGTAAGGTAAGATTTACCAAAACCTGCGGGGGCAGAACATACAATAACTTTACTAGTTTTTAATGCATTGAGCATCCTTTTTTGTGCATCATTCTTAGCTACCACGGGAGATCTAACATAAGTGTGGTCATCATCCCGTACAACACGACCAGTCTCAGCTTTCTTTTCCCAACGTGCATCAACCACCTTGGCTTTATTACGCTTACCACCCTCTGGACGATTAACATGTCGGCTTGGAGTTTCACTACTATTCTTTTTACGTGCCATATCCATCTACCCCTTATAATTATTAAAAATAACTTCCCATTTACTTTTTACTAAACGTCCGTACAACCATGACCTTCTCTTCCTCAACACAATCTAAGTTATAAGCACTATCCATCCAATCCATAGCTTCTGGCTCGCCATTCTTACCACCACCGTACCAGTAAGTCCAGCCAACCCATGAACCATCTACCATTTGTGTTGCTACTTCATGACACTCATAACGTCGAGAGCTTTTAGTGGGTAACCCCGTCTCAACTTCACCTTCACGAAAGTCATATAACCCATCTACTAAGTCATCATTCTCTACTTGTATGTGCTTCATACATTCCACACCATAAACAACTCATCCATCACCTCCTGCGGAATGCTCTTAACCCGCTTAATCCCACTATCCAAATCAACCATCATAATAGCTCCTGCTTCAAATAATCCAGCAACAACATCTGCAACAATTGCTAATGTAAATAATAGTTTTATTAATAGCGTTGTAATCATAAGTAACATTTGTTTTAAATACTTCATTGTTTAATTATCCTCCTCAATTATTTCAAAATTAACATCCCATAATTTATCAATATTAGAAACCATTGATTTAACCGTTAAATCACTAAAATCTAACTTATTTTCTACTGCAACCATATATGCAACTACTAAATCTTCAATACATTTGAGTTGTTCTTTTGTAACTTTAATCTTACTCATTAATACCTCCTCATCAAATTCTGGCAGGGCATCCTCAACACTAATCCAATCGCTTTGTGTTACGCGAGTGTTCCACTGGATAACACATTCCCTCTCAGTATAACATGAGAGCATTATATCACACCCCTCACATAAGACAGACCAAGATTCTATTGCAGATCCACTTAAATGGGTGGTGTCATCTTGGAATATACTGGCTTTGCCACCACAAAATGGACAATCTTTCAATTCACTCATACCAACCACCTCCCCAATAATTCCACTTCAAACATATCCAACTGTACACTCATAACAACATCACCCACTTGCAGCAATGTGTCATACACACGTTGAATCTCGGCCTCATCTTCTGCTTCATTATCTAATTGTTCTAAATAATGTTGGCAAGCATTTATAGCTACGTGTTTTATCACTGTAATGTTCATACTAATCCTCCTTTTGTGAACGTATAGATTTAATACCAGATGAATCTTTAGTTAATTTAAATGCATCTAATAATGCATGTTTAAATGACTCGGCTGATTCTTCATCTGTAAAGAACTCTGCCGCCTGATAGGTGTCAGCGGCAAACTCCCCCTTACGGGCTGTCCACCGTACTGACCATAACTGTACTGATGTAGTCTCTTTAACTTCTTCATTTCTATAAAACCAATTCTTAAAAATCATATTAATGCCCCTTCCCACTATATAAATTCTCCATATACTCATCAACTTGTTGCTCAAGTTGGTTCGAGTAATCCTGTTCTAAATTCATTGTAACACTAAAGAAATTATTATACAACTCAGATTGAACTAATTCTAACATTGTATCTAATTCTTCTGGTGTAAACTTCTCTTGTAGTTTTGGGATGACATAACTAGATGGCATCTCTTGTTCCAAGAAGAACTTGTGGTTCTGAGATGCAACTAGGAGTGATTGTAACATCCCCATTTCATCCTCATAAGCTTGTACTTCATCTTCTGCAAGGTTTGGTTTAAGAAGGTCACCCTCAACTTCTTTAATCCCGTCACGGAGGTTTGAGAGGGTTTTATCCACACTCTCTGTGTATGCTTGGTCTAATGCTACTTTATATTTCTCTAAGTTTGTCAATTGTTATTCTCCTCTGTTGTAAAGTTTATCTGAAAGGTGTTTAGGTAAGTCTTGTACTTTATAAATAAGCACTCCTTTCTTCATTTGCATATTTAAAGGCTTAACTTCATTATATACTCCTGCTGGAAATATACTACCAACAAACTGTTTGATATTTTCAACTGATTTAACTGGCACAAACAAATCAACCATACCAAAACCATGCACGATAACACCTCTACTAATTCTAGATGACATTTCATCTTTTAACTCTTGTCCTGTCAATTGTTATTCTCCTTGGTTATTTTCTAGGCCATTGTTGGTATGGTATAATGTGTATCCCATATTTATTAGAATTATCTATCACATTATCTGATATAGCTATTTCCAAATGACACCAATCCAAATCACATTCAATGTATGGTTTCCACTGGACAACATCATCATCACTTAATTCTAACGCAAAGTCAATGTTTTTTACATAATCTACGTAAACAGTTCCATTACGTTGTTTCACTTCCACTAAGTTTGTGTAGCTTGGGGTTGTTCCTGTTGAGTTACGCCATGCAAAGTGTGTAACTATACACCCATGGAAAGTGCATTCTCCATCGTCTGCAAAATATGTCCAGTTACCGTTGCCATATTTATCCCCATTATCGCTTGCACAATAATCCCCTCGTACAAATACACAACCATCTTCTAAATAATCTTCTACCTTCTTCATTTCCCTCTCCTCTCATTCCAATTAAGACCTACAACATACCACACTTTATTATGATAGTCAAGCAATTATTTCAATATAGATTGACTTTTTCAGTATCTATGGTATAATACTAGCATAAGCTTTTATGGTGTGTCAACAACATACTGTGTTTATATGTAAATAAAATAAGGATTACAAAATGTCTAACAAGACGCTAATGATGATAGTAACTGATTCTTGGGTTAGTGTCAATGCATTTTTAAATGTCCCAGTAGGGGAAAGAATAACATTACACAACGTTGGGGTTGGTTGGGGTATTGTCCTCACTGGGAATGAACCATCTGCATCAGTAGATAGAGGGGTATTCCTCACAAACACGGATAAACCTTCTTATCAACTCTCAATACCACTTAGCTCTCCTGAAGTGTGGGTTAAATCTGCCGTAGGCGATGCTTGCTATGTGATAGCTCAGTCTGGTGACCCAGTATCATTTGAGCCTGACGGAATGCCAAGAGGTGTTATAGAAGGCCTTAATGCTGTAACATTTCAAACATACTCAGAAGTTAATCGAAAGAAGGCCACTCAGTTCTCCGCATCTCGTAAAGTCGAAGCTATAGATGGGCAGGTTTTTGATTCCATCATTCAGACTGGGACAAAACCTATTGATTTAAAGAGTAGGGAGTTTGCGTATAGTGGTTTGGGTTTGGATGCAGATATTTATGAGGGTGTTATATATACTGGTGGTGCTGCTGACCCTGTATACTCATCTAATGGTATTACAGCCAATACATTTGACTTCCAGTTACTAGTAGGTGCAACAATAACAAATATTGGCACTAAATTTGCACCTACTATATATGCTTTTGGGCAGTCTAGCCAGATATCAAGAGGGAGTCCATTATCAGCTTTAGGGAGTAATTATATACTATCTCCAAATACAGCATATTTGCTACGTTTTATATCTAATGATGTTCAAGATATATCTGCCCGTATTGAAGGGTATAATGGTTTTCTAGACCTCCCATTAACAATTTTTTAAATTAAATGGAAATATAATAATGGTAATTGCTTACATCAATATATAAAATATAACCCAACTCTATACTAAACTTTTAACCTAATAAAAGCCCTCCTCAGTTAATTCTGGGAGGGCTTTTTCATGTCTAAATGTTTACTATATTCCACATATCAACTAAAACCCCCTCTCAACCTCCTAGGAAGCCCGTGGTGAGGTTTTATCAATATATCTACATCAATTGTTGTGTTTGATATTATTGTGGCTTAGACGGCTTCTTCCCAATAAAGGCATCCCAGAAGTCTGCCCATGATAAATAGTGATATTCAATTCTCTTGTTCATTAGGTATTCAGAATAGCCTGTCTTACCAGCAGCAGCTCCAATTGCATACCAGAACTCATGCTCATCCATTATTTTGATATCCATTTAATCCTCCTATTAAATCCCACTCATATTCTTAATCACTGTCCCTTTCGGCACAACAATACTCTGCTTCACAAAGTCACAACGGTCAACCTTCATATCTATAACATTCCACCATAACACTCTATATATTGCATGTTCCTCATAACAGGTAAACTCCTGAACAAATCTTCCTGTATCTTTTAGTTTATCATCCTCAACAATGTAAGCACCATTAACCACCTTAAAATCTAAGTATGTATTCTCACTTACACGCTCACGTAATAAGTAGAATGTATCCTGTCCAATTGTCCCACTAAAGAATAAGAAGTTTCCTGATATGCTTCCGTTTATCTCTTGTTGTGGTGGGGCTACAGATACCAGTTCTCGTTCTTCTACTACTGTTGTGTGGTTAACATCCTCAGACTCACCATCAACTCCATAACAGAAGAATAGTACAAACAGTACTACAGCTATAAATTGAGGCCTATTGTCCCAATCTGCAAATATTATGATAAATATAGTACATAATATAAGAAATACTGCAAACGATATTAATTCCATTATTTTCTCCTATTTAGATATCCAAGACTTGTCACGTTCTTGTAACAATATTTCCATATAAGCTAATGAATATGTTTCATTCTCAGGGATGCTTCTATCCCCCTTCAGATAACGTTCTTCAAAATAGCTAACATCTGTCCCAGTAAGACTACAGACTTCCATAGCACGTTGTATAGCCTCATATGGGCGTATATATTTGTCTGCCAATACTTGTGCCATATACCAAGGGAAATCCTCCTTGTCCACATCACTCAATACTTTAATACTGTGTGAGTCATATTCTTTAAATTTATCATGTGTTTCATCTGACATGATACCAGCATTGTGTAAACCGTCTGCTGTCTTTAATATTGATTTTGTAATATTACTCATTGTCTTCTCCTTTAATTATAGGGAACCCAAAACTTTTATAATCATCCTCTGTCCACGTCTCATCTGTTTCTTGTGGCACCACTACCTTCTCCATTACAAATGGTTCAGTCATATCAAGCACATCCTCAATCTTGCATAACAAATCATTTGGTGTGTTATCTCGATTACATAAGAACCCTTGTAATTCAATTAGAAGTTCTTTCATATCTGGTGCCATTACAATTAAGTTTGCATGTTCTGACCATAGCTCACACACATGTTCTCCCTCTGAGTCTAGTATACTTTCCTTAAAGCAACAGTGTGTTGGATTCTCATTAATTACCCATCCTTTTAAACTACTCATTTCCCTGCCTCCATTACCATTAAAAATACAATAGCTGCTGCACGTAAAGCCTTGCTATTATCGTTAAACTCGCTGATAACAGGATTTTGATGCTCACTATATCCTGTAGCATCACCAGTGTTTGCGCCCATGCACGGAGTGACTACAATGTTATTTTCTAAAATAATAGGCCACATATCAGCAGGGTTGTTGCAGTAGTCTAACGTTACAGTATCACCTCCAAGACGATTACATCGTACCATGATCCCATTTTGCTCATAGAATCCGAAATAGGAAAATCCAAACCACTCAGCAATGGCTTTGTTAATTTCAAAATCACTCATTTTATAATATTTACTCATTGTTATCCTCCTTTAATTAAGCTAATTATTTCTTCTGCCCTCTCAACAGTATCAACACAATGCCCACCACCATAATGTAGGTCACTGGATGTAAGGCCACCAATAAGGTCTGACAGAGCTTCACGTAGCTTTAAATTATCAAGCTTAATTTCCTCCACTTCATCTGGATTTAGATAACCCAACTTATGTAGTGCAGTTTTTACATCTTCCTCTTGTAATTGTATCACTTGTCTAGATATTTGACTGGCATATTCAGTTCTTAAATCATCAGACATAACACTAGACTCAATCATCTCCTTATTATACTTCGTATTAACATAGTATTTATTCTCCATTAACCCCTTCCTCCATTATCTCAGCTAATAATATTTGTGCGTCCACCACACTACTATAATTCAACATTCTAACATCTTTATCACTTCTACGTCTATTGTATTTCATCCTCTCACTATTCACCTCTATAATGGCCTCTGAAAGCTCCGTAGAGAGGTTTTCTATTGTCATGAGTAACTTTGGTAGTAGTGAGGCAAGTTGTTCGTTAGACAGTGTTTGAGTAATTGTTGTGTACTTATTCATAATCATCTTCTTTCCCTATATATTCAACTCTGTCTAACAATGAAAGTGCTTCTTTCAGATCCTGAACCCTAACCAGTGCATTCTGTAATTCACTCTTAGCATCTCGCTTAGCTTGGTCTACCCAAGCATTATGGCTTTTACTCCAGTGCATACTATATATCCAATCATTATTAATAAGGTCTGCTAGTCTGCTTTTTAATGAGACTGAAATCTCCTTTCCCATAAAATATGATCTATACTTATACTCATAGTTCGCCTCATAAGGACTTATTGTTTTATCATTCATTGTTTGTCACCTCCAGCTAGTTCTAATATCTCTTCTGCACGTTCTAAACTCAAACCCTCACCGTAATGAAGTTCACTAGCACTAAGTCCATCCACAACGTCTAGCAGTGCCTCTTTTAGTTGGCGTATTTTATTCAACTGCCAATTAATTTCTCTTTGTTGTTTCTCATACGTGTTGCTAGTATAAGACAGTGCATATTCAATTCCATGTCTAAAGCAATCTGACAACTGGCTTGGTTTTCCAATTGGTAGTCTATGTACTTCAAGACCTGTTCGTTCTAATGTAGTCAGTTCTACTTCATGTAAACTCATATTGTTTCCCCCTCATATATTTATCTTCTCATCTTAATTAACTGACCCCCATCTTACCACACCAATTCTTAATGTCAACACATTTATTCTTTGACATATTAAATAACATGTGTTATTGTATCTCTACCAATTAACTTAAGCGATGTATATAAATATAAGAGAGGAGATAACATATGGAGGAATTCATGTATGAGTATGGTAGATGGTTAGTGTCAGAATGGTTTACAATGGTGTGTGTTGTGTGTATCATAATTGGCTATGTAACTAGTAGTAAATTGATTAAGAATTACTGTGAAGGGACGGCTTTGGTTTGGTTCATTTATGGTGCTATTTTAGTATCTGTGAATATGTAAAACTCAAAGCTGAGAATTCGTTAAACTATTCAGTCATACCAAGGGCTGTAGAGCATAAATAAGTTCTGAGACATACACTAGTGTATATAATAGTGGTATACAATTATTATTCTATTGAGTCTTTATAGTTAAATACACATATAATTATGTATCATTAAGGAGGTGATATGGGAGAAGAAGATACACTGAAGATGGAGTGGTTAAGAAGAGTATATTATAAACCAAAGTACATCTTCAAATTAAGACAAGAGATAGAATCAAGATATAAAGAAATGTATGGTGTTAAGAACATCTCTAAAGCACAAGATGCTATTGATGCTGTTTCCTTCACTCTCATAAGAGCATTCAAATATAAGATGGATGGTTGTTATTTCTCTTATCACCCATCTAAGTATATTGGCAATGTAACTGTGAATGGTGTTGCTGTTAAGAGTGGTGTGGGGTACACTGGTGTGATAAATATTCTAAAGATGCTGGAGACTGAGGGTTTCATATCAATATCTATTGGTGGGATGATGGGAAGGGATAAGACTAATAGCTACTTCATCTTGACTGACTCTGGTGTAGAGTGGATAGAGTGTTTTGATATTAAGCTCCCGAAGAATATACCGATAAAGAGTAGTGTGATAGAGATAAAAGATAACAGTAAAAATAATATGTCATTTAAGAATACTAAGGAGCTTACTATAATGAGAGAATGGGTTACTGAATACAACACAATGATGGCTGACCATGAAGTGTTGGTGGAATACTTACCATTCCCTATTCATATGGTGCGTAAGTTCATTAGAGAGTCTTTAGATTGTGGTGGGAGATATTATTACACTGGCCTTAGTGTGCAGACTGTAGAGGCTTATAAGCGTAAAGGCATTCTGATTGATGGTGAAGCGACAGTAGAGTTAGATTACAAGAGTATGCACCCAGCAATCCTAGCTGAGTCTAACGGAGTTATCTGGACTAAAGGATTCGACCCTTACAGATTAGATTATAGTGTTATGGCTATTGATATAGAAGCTCTGGATGCATATAAACTCACTATCAACCCAACACACAACCCAATACGTAATCTAGCCAAGCTTGCATTGATGTGTGCAATCAACTGCAAGAGCAAGAGACAAGCATACGCTGCCCTTAAACATAAGTTTGAAGATGATGTGAAGAAGAACATTGAAGACCAGAAGTATTATGGCATACTTGAGTTTGAACCTAAGATGTTATATGCCAACTTAGCGGATAATAATGTAGAGATAGCTAAATACTTCTTCACTGATACAGGGGTTAAGTTACAACGTGTGGATAGTGACATTGCAGAATTTATAATGAAAGCTTGCATTCGTCAGGATATCCCTGTATTGTGTATACATGATTCATTCATTGTGAAGCGTAAACATCATGGTGAGTTGCACAAGCTTATGAAAGATGGGTGGGTTTTTAGATTGGGAACTAATTTTAATTGTTATGTAGAGGAGAAGTAAAATGAAAGATAAAGAAACGAGAAAGTTCTTATTTGAATATAGCGGCAGGTGTGCATACTTTGAGTATTACACTGGGTATTGCGATAATAAGCTTTCCTCTTACCTGACACTTTGGGAGGGGGATGCTGGTTATGATTTATGTCTGAGTATATTAGAGCTGCACTTTATGCAGAATAATGTTGACATTAGAGTGCTTGGTAAATAAAACCTAAAGTTTAACTAAATACACTATTAATCATAAATAGCTTGACATTCGGTAGATAGTGTATTATTGTACACCAATGAACTAACTTAAAGAGGAGAAATAATATGCTAATTAAATCACTATGTGGACAACAGTTGCATATCACACAGGATACAACATTTGAGTTTATCTCAATGACAAACCATTTTGCTAGTATTTGGTGGTTCATAGGTTGGGCTTTAATATTTTACCCTGTCATTATATTATTAATCATTATGGGGTTGACAAGCAAAGCGTATGTGTGTAAAGTTGGTGGTGTGGTTGTGACATTGAACCAACAGCAATATAATTCAATTGTGATGTTAAATAATAAGAAGGGTTGATACAACACGCTTGAGTATAGCCACAAGCTCCTAGGAAGCTCTCTAAGACGTTAACACACCATCGTGTATGAAAGTGTAGCCATTAACTAGTTTAAGTGGCTTAGAGAGCGATACAGGAGTTCCTAAAGGAACGTAGATAATATTAAATGAGGAGAATATGATGAATAAATATCTTAAACGTGTATTAGACTTCCTAGGAGTTGACCCTAGTATTGATAACACCAAAGAAGTGACTGAGCAGGAAGTTAAAGTAGAAGACAATATTCAAGAGCCAGTAATTAGTTTTATTAAATGTTTTAAAGCAAACCCGAAGCGGTTTGTGTTTAGATTAGACATGCGTAGGTTTGAGTATGTCATGATAGATAAATTAACAAAGGAGGTATTTGTATATGATACTGAACACTCACATACCATAAACCTAAACAATTCAAATTTTCTAGCAAGGGTACTTCAAGTCCAATATATAAAAGGTTTAGACCTCAGCAGAGCTGAACTTGATTACATAGGAGATAATATAAGGCCTGTGATATTATCAAGAATAGATAAGAAGAAATCCATTACAGAGGTGCGTAAGAATAGAGCTAATATCAAGAATAGAGAACGACTAACCAACATATACAAACAATATTAAATAAATCTAATATACTACTTGACAGAATCAAGAACCTAGTGTATAATAGCTTTATAATAACAATAACAGACAAGAATAGGATAGAATATGTTTAGATGTAAATGCTGTAATCGGCATCTCTCAGATAGTGAAGCATTTGCTGAATACGAGAACAAACAGTTAGTTGGGTTATGTAATACATGTAACATCCCATATAATCCAGAATGGGAAGGTATGTATTATGAGACAGGTCATGTTGAATACTCCACACAGGGTATGACAGCCCCATTATCTGAACGACCATCTGGTAACTTTTATTATTCATATTTTGATTGATAAATATTACCAAATCAGTACATTTAGCTATTGACAGATAACGTTTTATATGTTATACTTACAGCACGTAGTAATTAAGAACATTAGACTTTATAAAAGTCAAGGGTTATTTAAGCCCTGTTATAATAGAGGTATTTAAATGACTTACGAAACAACATTTGATATTTATAACCCAGATGGTATGTATGAGATAGGTTCAGATGAACATGAAGACTATTTGAAACGTACACCAAACCCAGAGTATCCCAACCGTAATTTGAAAGGGACTTATTTGAAAGGGTTTTCTGGTAATGCTAAAGGTAAGAAAAAGAATTCTAAATCTAAACTATCTAAACAGAGTTTAGTGACATTCCTTCGAGGGAATGGAGTTGAAGCATTAGAGATGGCAGCTAAGGTGATGAGACAGTCCTACAAGAAAGGGGATTTGAATACAACACTACGAGCTTCTATGTTTATTGCTGGAGAACATATTAAGTTTATCATCAATCAGGAAAAGAATGAGCTTACTGCTGAGATAGCCAAGACTAAGGCAAAAGCGAACGAAGAGAGCGATTGGGATGATGACGATAAAGAAGACTACAGCGACAAGGTGGTGTTTAAGACATTCACTAAGGCTGTAGGAGAAGAGTAATTAAGGAGCTAATTAAGCATGGCAACATCAAGAGAAGATGCTAAAGTCATCCTCAAGGTAAAAGAAAAGAAGCAGCTTTCTAAGCAACAATTAGAAGAATTGAAGAAGGCTGCTTCCAAGAGTAGTTTTGAAAAGTTAAAAGATTTATAAAGGATTAATACCGTGAACTTTAATCTTGTGCGGGAGCAAGACCTCGTAATTTCCCGTTAAGGGTTGAGTTTGACACACGAAGGTTCAAATCCTTCCACGGTAATCAATTGGTGTGTTTAGGATTATGGCGGGGTTAATACCTACATACGTACAAGTGGTTCGAGTCCACTGCACACCATACCAGAAAGGTTCCATTAGCTCAACTGGATAGAGCAAGGTGCTTCTATCGCCTCGGTTGTAGGTTCGAGCCCTACATGGAATACCAATTTGGTTGCATAGTGGTACACTGATAAAGTGCTGGACTAATGTGGGTTCGACTCCTACTGTGACCAATTAAATGCTCCGCACTAGTACAATGCGAGGATTACACGGCTGAATGTTGCAGACCAATTATAGAGTCGTAATGTGAGGGAGCCTAACTTGTACTAACACTTCTGATGTGTATAAACTCAAGATAATAACCCTGACGAGTCCCTATTGAGGCGCTAGATAGTCTTTATGTTACCTAGGCAATAGGTTGGGTTTCCTCCCTGTAATAAGGGCAAGCGCGATGCTGGAAATGGTTTTAATTACTTGGTCTTGTAGACAGTGCATTAACCTCTCGTTGAATTATACTTTAATTACGTTAATGCCATATATAGGTGATTTGCTACCTTAAGTGCAGCTAGAAATAGACTTGACGGTAACGTCACTACGAAAGGTGTTAACGTGACACTAAAATCCTCGGACTAGCCCATCCTGATTAATCAGAGCAAGCATTAGACGGGGTATTTATTAAGCTTGCTTCTCCCGAAGCTACGTGTCATAGCCATGTGACCTTAAATAAGAATGGCAACTAATTACACAATGAGTTGGATACCATAACTGGATATGCCAACTGACGTTTAAAAGTACACTCCAGACGTATACATCCTCGTTTTACCCTTGTAACATTTCCTCCAGCACACTCACATAACAGCACAATTTATTGTGTCCCTCCTCGGAAACCATCTAAACTCCTCCTCCTCTGTTTAGGTGGTTTCTTTGTTATGTTGAGTGTGCATTTT